CAGCGAGGATCTTATCATGGATCTTCTTGCCATACTTGTAGAGGAATACCTTACCTTCGTTCTCAGGGTGCTTTGGATCCTTTACGACAACGATGTTGCTGTAGTAAGAGAGTTTACGCTTCTGCTTACGAGCAGTATCTTTGTCTACATCGCTACCACTATTCCAGAGGCGACGATTAACTTCACCAACTGGATCCTTGTCTCCAAGGGTGGTGAGAGAGTTTTCAATGTACCAACCACCTGGTCCTTGGAATGCATGAGAGTAAACCTTTGCCCAAGGCACGGTCTCTCCTTCTGGTGCTGGTAGAAAACGAATAACAGCGTAACCATTACCACTTGTATCAACTTCTGGTTTCCAGAAGCGTTCATCAACGTTCTTGTTACTGACTGTCTTCTCTAGTTCTTTTTGTAGGAACTGTAGATTTGAACTGGACTTTTTCTTTAGATCTGCGAATGACATATTACTTTAGATTGTTTTGGATTTAGTTGGATTGTGTTGGGTCTTACGTGCGAACCAGTTTCCCAGTTCCGTCTGCCCAACGTTTCTTTGTGGTGGGTGTGGGAGGTAGGAATAATGTATACCTACAAGTACAGGGCATTTCTACATAAGTAAATTTTTACTGTACTGCATGAGTCCTGTCTGGTTAAACAGTTCTGTGTTACCACAGCGAGCACCACCTCTGACTCATCACCTTAACTAGACCATTGCCAGCAAGTTTGATTCAGTCACTCCCATGTTGGATTCGTCAACCCAACACCTATATTTATAGCAGGATTACTTGATCCTGTCAAGCTGTTCCTCAAAACCATTGATCTTTGTCAGGAGATCATCAAACATGTCCTCTACTGTAAGTTTTGAGTCTCCACCTAGCATGATGACACAGTTACGCATGTTCTCAACAATAGATTTTGCTTCTGGATCATCACTCAATTTACAACGAGTGTGAAAGATCTTCTGTTTTTCTAGGAGTAGTTTAAGTGCTTCAAAATACTCTAGTTTTGCTTCCTTAGATAGAAGCATAAGATTCTGAGCAGACTTAAAACAAAACTCTTGGAGTACCATCATCTCTTGGATGTCTCCCTTGACTAATTCTGACTTAAAAAATTCCCCTGACATATTACACTAGCATTAATTTTGCACGACTGGTCTTTTTCATGTAGTTAAGTTTCTGAGCTTCATATTTAAGCTTTTCTTTCAATGGTTTTGAGATTAATTTAGGTACGGATTCCACCTCAATCTCATTAAGATCACATAGATGTAGAACTGCATCTATGTAGTTCATATCTTCATTAGTCACAGCAATTTTTTCAACTTCCTGTGAGAATTTCGCAGATGTCATAAATCTATCTTCAAGTAAGTTTTTCTTTTCCATATTTTGTCTGGTATTCGTCTATGTACTTGATAAGTTGCAGCAAGTATTCCTTTTTAGGTGGTTTAATAACCACTTGGGTCTCGCCATTTTCACAAGCAACAATAGTTACCAGTTGTTTGACAGTAATACCATAGATTTCCTGAAGACAGCAAGCATATGCTGTCTCCTGAACAAAGTAGTCATATAGATACGCTTCTTTCTTTGGTTCAGCGGCAGTTTTGAAATCAATGATTGATAAAATTCCGTCAAAGTCTGCAATACAATCTACTCTACCAGCAACTTCTAAATTGTGAGAGTATAATGCTGCTTCTTGTAAAAATATATTACTGATACGATTAAGATCCTGCTTACTCTGCTCAAACATTAGAACAGGTAAGGGAGAACCTTTGTAATCAGTGAGTGTTAAATTATTATTTAGGTAGTCTTCAACAATGGAATGATACTTTGTACCACGTCCAGTAGCACGATTAGATATCGCTTGTGCTTTATCTTTCCCTACACGTGCTCTCCACCTTGCTAAGTTTTTTTGTTTAGCAGCATTATTACTAATCACCGTAGTGATTGAAGGATAAAATTTGCCATCAGGTGTGGAGTATAGTCTACGACCATCCACCATTTTGGCAGACATATCTATTGGTTCAGCACTACGGTGAGTGAATATCATGTATTAAAGTCCAAGTGTCATTTTGCTAATCAGATAGGACTTAACTAGTCCAGAGCGAACGATGTCATTGACACCAAATTCAATTGAAGAAAACTCATCCATGTTTTCCAGAATGCGTTGGAAATCTAGGATACCATTCCTTTCATTTGTTCTAGTGAGATCTGACTGATTGATGTCACCACAAAAAATGATCTTAGAATCCTGTCCAACACGTGTCATGATTGAATCCAGTTCATGGAAGTTCAAGTTCTGACATTCATCAACAATAATAATAGCATTGTCTAATGTTGTTCCACGAAGGAATGATGTAGACCAGAATGAAATAGTCTCTTGATTTTTTAAATTGTCATAGAGCATTTCAAAACTATTATCATCAGGCATTTCAAACATCTGCCTCACCATATTCCTATATGGAATCTGATAAAGATCTGCTTTATCTTCATGTGTGCCTGGCAAGAATCCAATCTCTCTTGTAGAAACTAAAGACCTAACAATGTATACCTTATCATAAAAGGTATCTTCATCAATAACATCTTTTAGTCCTAGGTACAGAGCAATAAAAGTTTTACCTGTTCCTGCTGCACCAAAAGCAAATAGATTCTTGTCTGCTCCCCACTCAGTAAAGAACTTTTCTTGGTTCTCAGTGATGGGATTGATGTCAAGAAAGTAACTACTATTAATAGGTTTCCTTCTCTTCATTTGTTTCTTTGACATTCCAGCAGGGACTGGAGTCTTTGCTTTTCTCACCATAATTTAATTACCATCCTTGAATGTTAGATCCTGGTACATTTTTAACTTGTTTCATGACATCACCCCATCCAGGATGTGTCTTAGTCATTTTATCACGCCAGTCGCCAACTTCGCCAGCACCAGCACAACCTTGCGACCAATCTTTGTCCCACTCAGGATTCTCATCCTTCCATGTACAGTATTCTTTCATGGTCATGTAGAGAGTCTTTGTCTCTCCAGTTTCCTTATTAATAACGGGGTATGTAGGCATTGTTTTCTCCTTAGTTGTCAAATTCAGAGTCTGGTGTGCCAAAAGCATCATGATCATCATGTCTCCACCCAGAAGAAGCTTCTTTGTGTTCTGGATGACCATGAATACCACGAAGAAACATATTATGATATTGAACCAAGAGATTCATTTCCTCCCAGTTTTTATCCCAGTCAGGATTCTCTTCTTTCCACTTAACATAATCATCAATAGAGAGGTGAAGAGTTTTTTTCTCTCCTGTTTTCTTGTTAACTACATCATACATTGGCATGATTTAACTCCATTCTAGTGCTTCGGAAATAGTAGGAAATTGTTCTGTGAAGATAGTCCTACACTGTTCAGCAATCTCCATGTGCTCCTTTTGAGTTCCATGTGCTGAACGTAGATCTATGTAGTGGATCCATGAACGAACTGAGCCCGTCATGAAAAGTCTAGTAGGTGTAGCTAAAGGTAACACAAAACGAGCACACTCTTTTGCCACACCTTCTCTGAGCAATTCATTATAAAGATCAGAACCTTCTGCAAAGTATCTTTCAATCTTAGATTGAAGAAACTTAGTTTGTTCTTCAGGAATATCATTGATAGAGTTTTGCCTGTTCTTGGTATCTTGACGACGCAATTCTGGTACGGGAATTACTGAAGTCAAAAGATTAGTATCCGCATATCTCTGAGAAAACTCTTGATATGTGAAACTACGATGCCTCAAAATTTGAGCTGCCAGACCACGTGTAGTATTGATCTCAAGGCTCATGAAGGCTTGCTCAAAAACGGACCAATGCCCATGCTTGATACAATACTTGAGCAATCCTGCTACGTTTGGATTGTTCTGGTTCTTTGGGTTGCTTACTCTCGCTATGTATCCGATTGTCTTCTCCGCTTCGGGAGTCACGGACACCAGTTTCACTTGTTGCATTCTTTTTAAGACTCTTACGAATTATTTTTGCGTAACGCACTTCCTCTGTAGTATACCACGTCGGATGCTTTTTCGCAACCTTGATCAATTTCTTTGCTGATTTTCTAATACTCTTATTCTGTTTTTCTCTCTCTTCATTTTCCATTAGTCTGGATATCCATCGTCGTCATCGTTATCTTTGTACTCAGATGTATACCAGAGGGGATCATCATAATTCTCCCTCTTATCTACATAAGATGTTGGGTCTGAGTATATTTCAGATTCTAAGGCATTAACTAATGACTTCATATTACGAAGAATTAGTTTTAGTTTTTCCCTATCCATAACAACACTTTGTTTTAATATTTATTACGACTATTTTCATAAAAAAATTCCCTGAAAAATTTTTCAGGGAATTATGAAACTGGTATTCAGTTTTGTATCAGCTCTTTGAAGCGAACTTGCGTTCAACTTTGATACCACGATACATGAGTTCGTGATTTCTTTTTTGAGCTTCTACTTGTACCATCTGACGGTACGCTTCAGAGTCATAAGTGACTCCTCTGTAAGTGACTTGTGCCATTGGATTGTCCTCAGGTTAGGGTGGATAGACCCGTTCCTTCAGTCAACATTTGCGTCCCATGCACACTCAGGAGTTGCCTCCATTACAACCTCAATCAATTCCAACTTAACATTGGGTGCTAAGTTTTCATCCGAACTAATTCGTTCTTGAAGAACGAGGGCGTCGGCACAATGCATTGAGGCGTAGAGCAATAATAAAATCATGGGATGAACGACTCCGTTCCGTGTCGGCTTACTTGCGGTCTGACATACATCAGACTGAACGTATGTGTTAATACTAACACACTTTTAATATATAGTCAAGTGTATATGTATAGTTTGATACACTTTTATTTTATTTTAAACTTTAATCGTCAGAAGGTTTTCTTCTTCGCTTATTTTCAGGTTGTTTTGGTTTATCAACGTTCCAGAGATTCGGTCTTAGTTGACCTGCTGTCTGATTCATGGTCACAAAACCTTTTTTATACTTGTCATAGTAATAATCAAAAATGTCAACAGCTTTCTGTGACATTGTGATGTCATATGTTTTTATACCTTCCTTGATATATTCAATTAGGTATGCATTGTTTGGTAGTTTTTTATTCTTTGCTAGTTCAGGATCACAGTCTTCATGAATGATCTTCAAGACCTACCTCCCCACTGGATAGAAGGAAACGCTTCAGATACACATGCCTTGGTAATCTTCCAACGCTTTCCAATCTTCTTATCTTTTGCAAGACATAGAACCTCTGCTTCACCAGCAGGAAGACCTTCAAGCATTTGAATAAACATATTCTCACGTTTTACCTGAGATACGTTTGATCCTCCCTTAAAAAAGTGGTGAAGCAGTCTAGATTCCTTCTCTAGGATAGTATGTTCTGTACCATCTGGTGCCTCATTAGGTGTGTATGGAACATTGCCTGGTGGCAACATACTAATAATAGAATCATCAAAGTTGATGATAAGAATCATTCTAAGTGCAGAAGAATTTAACTCTTGCAATAGTTTGATCTTTTCCTTTTTTGTTTTTGCGTTTGATACTTTTTGTAGTACCTCATGCATCAAAAGCCTCATCGTCGTCATCCTCATTAATAAATTTTACAGTAAGAAGTTCTTCATTTAACCAGTTACCTTGTTCATCATACATCTCTGGGTGTGCTTGTTGCTGATACTCATCTCTAGACCACATGTAATCATGAATGAAATCTTTGGCAGTCCAACCTGCTATAACACCTACACATAAGAATAAAAAAGAAAAAGTTCCTGAGAAAAATAAGATTGTTGCGTCTGCCATTGTTCAACTCCTAGTGGTTTGCTATTGCTTCTCCCACCTAAATTCAAAGTTGAAATAGAACTTACGTTTTAGGAGAGAGAAAGTCTTGGTAACTACTAAACCTGCTTTAGGTTTGTCATATTTGTCCTTCTTAGCCCTCCTTAACATGAGCTCTATGCCTTTATTTATAGACAAAGGTTTATCTTTTTCCACTAGATACCAATCCTTTCTTAATAAAAAGTCTCGCAGTCTCAACAAGACCACCTACGACTTCCCCATCAATTATAACATAAGGGAATCCAGTTGCAAGTGGATACTTACCTTTGAAATCATTCATTGTGATGTCAGTCCCTACATTAATAGTAGTATATAATACTTCTGCCCTGCGGCACAATTCTTTTAACTGACTACAATAAAAGCACCCTTCTTGGGTGTAAATTACTATGTCCATAAAAAAAGGGGAGGATTTCTCCTCCCCATTATAGCACAGCGGTTGGATTTTGCCAACATGTTTGCGGCGACGATATTCAATTTTATTTATATGGTTTAGGTGTCTTTTTGTTTTTGTTTTTATTACGTTCCTCTACAGGATCAAACCCACGTCCCTCAACTACTTTACTCCATGGAGCATAGAGAGGTCCGTCATAATTTTTTGACATAAAAAAGGAGGTCTGAGACCTCCTCATTATATCAGAGAGCATTACCTCTTGGCAATACTTCTTCAGGGAATACAAACGACTCGTGTGGTTGATCAATAGGTGCCAACCAAGCACGAAGACCTTCATTCAAGAGAATGTTCTTGGTGTAGAACGTTTCAAATTCAG